TAACTATTATGAATAACATCGGATTAGAAATTATTTTTTGGACGATACTATCATTATACGTCTTAACTAAAATAGGTGTATTTAAAAAATGATAGTCTGGGGTGTTGTTATTATGGTTGCAATACTTGTCGTAATCGTCTCTTGGTACATTTACTATATACTTAAGATGTCATATATGGAGATGAACGATGGGAGCGATGACACCACCAAGCAGAAAGAGCTGCTATAACTTTAGAGTAACGGAGATTAATCGTGTTGTTGACGGCGATACTATTGATGTCACCATTGATCTTGGGTTTGACTTATACAAGAAAGAAAGAGTTAGAATTGCAGGAGTTGATACGCCAGAGAAAAGAACAAGAGATCTGGAAGAGAAGGCATTGGGAATAGATGCTACAAACTGGATGAAAGAACAATTGGAGGATGCTATAAATGGAGAGTCTGAACTTACTATACGAACTGAACTCAAAGGCGGGATGGGTAAGTATGGTCGTTTGCTTGGTTGGTTATACGTTGGTGATGCTGATATATCTCTCAACGAAGCCATGATCATTGCAGGATATGCATGGGCATATGATGGTGGTACAAAGAAAAAAGACTTTGAGGAACTACGAGAGATACGTAGGGAATTTGGTACATTAGATAATGGTTGATCTTATAATATTAATTCTAATACCAACGTTATTCATAGCATTAATAATAAGGTATAGAAAGCAAGTCAGATGGTTATTGACACCTTTTGCTTGGTTTAAGGATATAATTGATCCACAATGGTGGGCAAATTTTATTGGTAATAAAACAGGATTATTTCAACGTGCAAGCAATAATAGATATAAACGATGGTTAGAAACATTACCACCAAGAAAGAAGATTGCTGTTGAATTGGGTGTTGCTATACCTTTGATGATTTTAATGGATCACTATATTTTGATGCCTTATCTTGGCATGGCAATTCTACCTTGGAATTGGGATTGGAGTGGAGGATAATGGCAACTAACGATGTATATCTTGGTAATCCTAATTTAAAAAAAGCAGGAACGCCAATACAATTTACAAAGAAACAAATAAATGAATGGGTCAAATGTAAAAATGATCCACTATACTTTGCGTGTAATTATATTCAAATCATCTCTCTTGATGAAGGTCTAGTTCCTTTTAACATGTATGATTTTCAGAAAGATATTTTAACAGACTTTCATAATCATAGATTTAATATAGCAAAGCTACCACGACAGACTGGTAAGTCTACAACTGTGGTTGCATATCTTTTATACTATGCTATATTTTATGATAGTGTAAATATAGGTATCCTAGCAAACAAAGCATCTACTGCTAGAGAACTATTGGGTAGGTTACAACTAGCATATGAAAACTTACCTAAATGGATGCAACATGGTATTCTAGTTTGGAATAAAGGTAATGTTGAACTTGAAAACGGATCAAAGATATTGGCTGCTTCTACGTCTGCTAGTGCGGTTAGAGGTATGTCCTTCAACATTCTATTCCTTGACGAGTTTGCATTCGTCCCTAACCACGTCGCAGAGCAATTCTTTGCCTCGGTTTATCCTACTATTACTTCTGGTAGGTCAACTAAAGTAATTGTTATATCTACACCAAATGGTATGAACCACTTCTATAAGATGTGGGAAGATGCTAGACGTGGTAAAAATAACTATATCACAAACGAAGTACACTGGTCTCAAGTTCCAGGTAGAGATGCAAAATGGAAAGAAGAAACTATAAAGAACACTTCTAAGAGACAATTTGCTCAAGAATTTGAGTGTGACTTCCTTGGTTCTGCTGATACTTTAATTAGTCCAGCAAAACTACAAACTATCCCTTTCACTGACCCCATTAGTAGCAATGCAGGACTTGACGTTTTTACGAGAGCAGAAAAAGATCACGAATATATCATTACTGTTGACGTTGCCCGAGGAATCGGTGGCGACTATTCTGCTTTCATCGTGTTTGATATCACCAGTATGCCGTATCAGATCGTTGCGAAATACAGAAATAATGAGATTAAGCCTGTACTGTTTCCCTCGGTAATTTTTCAGGTTGCAAAAGAATATAATAGTCCGTACATTTTAGTTGAGGTAAACGACATTGGAGACTCTATCGCTGCTACTCTTAATTACGATCTTGAATATCCTAACATTCTTATGTGTGCTATGCGTGGGCGAGCAGGTCAAGTCGTGGGGCAAGGATTCTCAGGATCAAAAACACAATTAGGTGTTAAGATGAGTGTGACCGTAAAGAAAATTGGTTGTGCTAATCTAAAAGCAATTATTGAAGAAGACAAGTTATTGTTCAATGACTTTAATATCTTCCAAGAACTTACCACGTTTGTACAAAAGAAACAGGCGTGGGAAGCAGACGAGGGATATCATGATGACCTTGTTATGTGTATGGTATTGTTTGCATGGTTAGTCATGCAAGATTACTTTAAAGAAATGACTGATCAAGATGTTCGTAGGAGGATATATGAAGAACAACGTAATCAAATTGAGCAAGACATGGCTCCCTTTGGGTTTGTTGATGATGGTATGGGTGATGATACCTTCTTGGACGCAGACGGAAACCTGTGGGAATATGGAGATAAACAAGAAGAAGTTGGTTATATGTGGAACTACTGATGGATATTGGAGATCAGTTCAGTCTGGAACATCTTTTATTCAAAGAAAGACGATGCAGGATATGTGGTCAACAAAAGGTTTTAATTGAAGATTTCTATCTTGTAAGGAAACATAAGAAAGGATTACCTTCTGGATATTCCTACGAGTGTAAGGACTGTACTGTAAAGAGAGTTACAGCATCTAGGAAAAATAAAAAGAAGAATAGACCTAGACCTTTACCTCCATACCTAGCAGATTATCCTGATTGGTAGTGTGTTCATGTACTGTTTCCCCATCTAAAGCATCCAAAATAATAAATAACTGTAGACAAAAATTTGGGTACTTTTTCAGGAGAAAAACATGGCAAGTCAAATCTCGCCTGGTGTAGTCATTAAGGAACGCGACCTTACAGCTGGTACAGTTGTTAACTCTTCAGCAGTTACTGCTGCAGTTGTTTCAACTTTTCAGAAGGGTCCGATTAATGAAGTCATCACGATCTCTTCACAGAGAGAACTAATAGAAACATTCGGATCACCAGGTGACTCTAATGCAGACGATTTCTTCGTTGCATCTGAGTTCTTGAACTATGGTGGACGTCTTTCAGTTGTTCGTGCAAAGACTGGAGCAGTCAATGCAGGTGCAGCAGCAATTATCGAAAACGGCACAGATTACTCTTCTAGAATTAAAGGAAGTAATCCTGCATGGAAATTCGCAGCAAAAACCGCAGGTACACATGGTAACGCACTAGACGTTGTGGTTGCCGACCGTGGTGCAGACCAGTATATTACATTCTCATCTGTTCCTGCAGGAATGGTTGCTGGTACTAACTTAACATTCTCAAGTGGTAAGACAGCAGAAGTTCTTGGTTGGAACGCAAGTTCATATACTGCTGCTATCATCCTTGATGATCCATCAACTCTGCTAACTACAACAGATACCCTAGACACTCCTGATACTGGTGTAGCAACAACTCTAGCAGTAACAACAGGTGGTACTGGATACAAATCTGCTACTGGTCTAGCAACTACAGGTGGTAATGGATCTGGATTAACAGTCAACATTACAGTTTCTACTGGTACAGTTAACGCTCTCGGTTCTATCACTGCTGGTGGTTCTGGATACGCAGCAACAGGAACTGGAGTTGCAACAACATCTACTGGAACTGGCGCAGGTCTAACTGTTGACTTCACTGCTACTGGTGGTGTTGTTGATGGTGTATCAATCAATACTGCTGGTGATGCAAACTATGCAGAAGGCGATGTAATCACAATCACAGGTGCTGGTGCTAACGCAACATTCACAATTCCTTCTGGTGGAGTTACTGGTCCTATCACTGGCGTTGTTAACGCAGGTGGTGGTACACTCTATGAAGCAAACGATGTTGTAACAGTCACACAATCTGGTGGTGCAACTGGTACATTAACTATCGGTGCAGTTCAGGATACTTCAATCGCTATCACAGAAGCATACGACTGGTGGACAAATACTAATATTGATGGACAAGAGAGTGCTGCAGGAAGTGGCGAGACTCGTCTTTCTGCTATCGGTCCTCGTCCTGGTACATCTGCATACGCTGCAGACAAAGGTGTTTACTACGATGAAGTACACATCGCTGTTGTGGATAGAGATGGATCTGTATCTGGTAGTAAAGGAAGCATCGTTGAGAGAATGACTTTCCTTTCTAAATTAACAGATGGTAAAAATGGTGAAGGTGGATCAGCATACTACGTAGACCAGTTAGAACTTCTTTCTGAGTATATCTACGCTGGATCTGCTGTAACACAAGCACACGCACCTTCTACAACTCAAGCAGGTACTGCATGGGGTTCTGCATCTCCTTCAAGTGGAACGATGTGGATGAAACTTAGTGGTGTAGTTAAGACTACTCTAACAGGCGGTACTGATGATTATGAATATACTAACGGAGAATTTGAATCTGGTTTAGATCTATTCTCTGATAAAGAAAGTACAGACATTGACTTCATCCTAATGGGTGGAGGAATCCCTGGTGGAACAGAAGCAAATGCTAAAACTAAGGCAGCATATTGTGCAACAATCGCTGGTCTAAGAAAAGATGCAATCGCTTTCTTATCTGCATATAAAGAGAATCAAGTTTCTGGTACTGTAACTCTATCAAGAGCACAGCAGAAAACTAACACAATTGCTTTCTTCTCTGCTATATCATCTAGTTCTTACACAGTTCTAGACAGTGGATTCAAGTACTTCTACGATCGTTTCAACGATAAGTACAGATACATCCCATGTAACGGAGACGTTGCTGGTCTGTGTGTTTCTACTTCTGCAACACTTGATGACTGGTTCTCTCCTGCTGGGTTATCCAGAGGTGGAGTTCGTAATGCAATTAAACTTGCATTCAACCCAACTGCTGCAGATAGAGATGAACTTTATCAAGCAAGAATCAATCCTATTGTTTCTTTCCCTGGTCAAGGTATCACACTCTTTGGTGATAAGACTGCATTGTCTTCACCTTCTGCATTCGACAGAATTAACGTTCGTCGTCTCTTCATCAACATTGAGAAGAGAGCAGAATCACTCGCTAAGGGTGTACTCTTTGAGCAAAATGATGAGACAACAAGACTTGGTTTCACCAATGCGCTTTCTTCCTACCTCACTGAGGTTCAGGCAAGGAGAGGTATTACTGATTACCTAGTTGTTTGTGATGAATCAAACAACACCGCATCTGTAATTGATAGAAATGAATTTGTTGCTGAAGTATTTGTAAAACCAACACGTTCAATCAATTACATCACCCTGTCCTTTGTTGCTACTAGATCTGG